GCCAGCGAATGCTTCCGTAGACATCCATGCTTCCATCGCCTTCCACGGTTGCACACCCATGTTGACGTAGTGGTCGCCACCATATTGCTGGGCGTTGGCGTTGTTGCTCTCTTGGAAGCGTTTCTTACCAAGGGATGCTTGGTAAACAAGGTTGGCAGCATCGTGATCAAGCACTTCATCAGCCATCAACGGGGTGTTGCTGGTCATGATTGCAGCAACTTTCCAGTCGGCTCCCAGTGCTTGCTTACGGATAGCGTAAATGGTGGGCATCGCTACCTTGAACTTGGCAGCAACGTCTTTTGGTTTGGCGTTTGGGTTTGCCTTGAAAAAGGCAATCATCTTGGACTTCTTGGTTTGGGCTTTCATTTGTTCACTCCTAAAAAGGTGATTCTTCAAAATTGTCGAGTTGCTTGCGCTTCTCGTTCCTTTGTTCCTTTCGGAACCACTGTGCCACCAAGACCTTTTCATCTGTGGTCTTGAAAGGCCAGTCCCATCGCTCCTGAGTGAGGCCACTCGGGTGCTTATCCTGCGTACTTTTCTTGCTCATGTTTGATGGCGTTCAAAGTAAGTTTTGTCTCAACGAGTGCTTGCAGCGCAAAATGAATGGCTTGCTCATAGTCGCGCATCAGCATTGCTTCGTGAAGGTCTTTAAGCGCCCGCTCTGCTTTCAAGCAAGGGGCAGCGTAGTCAACGAGAATGTCTTGTTTCATTTCACCAGTTCTTTGAGTTTCTGAATAAGGGACTTGTCGATGGATTCCCCACCCAGCGTCATTGTGTCGGACTGAATGTTTGCAGTGCCTTGGATGGTCACTGTGCCTGACGCTACGTTGTTAGCAGCAAGTGCATAGATGGACCCCGGTTGAATGGTTGAAAGGTTCTGAGCGGCGTTTCGCATAATTTGCGACTGCATTTTCATCTGTGCCATTTCCGTTTGGGCTTCACGTTCTTCTCGGCGGCGGTCTTCACCATAGAGCAGTTCAGCCATAACCTCTTTGTGGAACTCTTTCATCATGATGGCGTTCTGTTTTTCCGTTATGGCTTTGCGTTCTTCATCATTGAAGAAGGCTTCGTAGCGTTTAATCATCCGCATCCAACGATCTTTACTGTCGCCAGTAAATTCGTCAGGGTTACTCTCCATGCGTTTCAGGATGAGTTCAACGGCTTGGTGCATCATCGGCTCCCTTCATGAGCATCAGTAGAGTCAGGGCTTCGGAGACTTTCTTACCTTCGGGCACAAGGTAATACTCTGTTATCCAGTCAGACCCACGCTGTTGCGGCTTGTAAGTTGCGATTTGAATGAAGCGTCCGTTGATGGCTTCGAGGATGGCAAAGCGCATCTTGGGTGGCGTTTCAGTGTCTTGCTCCGCAGTGCTCGGACTTGCAAGGACATCACGTCTTTCTTTCCGTGCTTCTTCCCATGCTTCTCTGCACCACTGGGCGAACTTTTTCTTGAACCACGCTTTCATCAGCAGTCTCCATAAGAAAGACCCACGCCGGACTCGCAGTTCAGCGGCAGGTCAGATGCCCACTTGGGACGGATACGCATCGCCATCTCCACAAACTCCCGAGCAGTCTCGGCTTCGGCTGTGGGTACGATGCAAGCAATAGCGTCATGGACGGTCATCACGACTCGGTATTTTTTGGCGATGAGGAGCATCTGCTCTCCGATAGCGATACGTGCCAGTGCTTGGCAGACGTTCTCAATAACTTTGCCACCGTAGATTCGATTGGGGATAACGGCTTTGCCTCTTTTGGTGTCGTATACAAGTTCTTCTTTTCCAGATTCATTTGTCCAGCGTCTCAGGTTCGGGTACTTGATGTGTAGCCCGTTGGGTAAGCGAATGCCTTTGACTCCGTCCACCGCAAGAACATTAGGGCGTCCCAGCGGTGCACTCTGACCGTTAGCGATAGCAAGCAAGGCGTTACCTGCTTCCCGCCACAGCATCGGAATCATTGGGTAGGTTTGGCGATACACCGTGATGATGCGTTCGCATTCTTCTTGTGGCAGGTCAACGTTGAAGTTCTTCAACTGGGCGCGGAACTTCTTCGCCCCCATGCCGTACCCTGCGCCAAGAATTGTGGTCTTACCCACAAAGCGTTCGTCTTTGGTGATCTGATCGACGGGTTTACCGTAGATGGCAGATGCCATGATCTTGTACACATCCTCGCCTCGGTCAAAGGCATCAACCAAGTCGTTCTGCTCTGCAAGCCATGCCAGTGTACGGGCTTCGATCTGTGATGAGTCAGAGTCAATCATCATGTGCCCTTGCGGTGCAAGGATGGCACGTTTGAGCGGAGACGAGCGCGGCAGGTTCTGCATGTTCACCTTGTCATCACCACCCCAGCGCCCAGTGTGTGCTGCATAGTAGCGTAGGGGGATGGGCATAGTGCCTCGCCCGGCGATCTCGATAAAGCGTTGGGTGCGTGTCTCTTCGATGGTGGACTTGACTCCAAGTCGTGCGGCAACAAGGGCTTGCACCGTCTCCTTCTCATGCTCCAGTAGGGCTTTGAACTCTTCGTCCGTCTTGGAGAAAGCGAAAGTCTCTTTGCCTGTGGTCGGGCTAATCTTCATCGGAGGCTCGACACCTTGAGCGCGGAGCAGTTCGGCGAACTGGGGGTTGCTCATCAGCATGTCTTTGCTCTCGTCGATGCCTTCCATCAGACGGGCTTTGGACTCCTGCACGTTGGTCAGGTGCTGTTGCAATACGCCAGTATCCAGTTCAAGCACAGGCTCGGAGAACATCCGGATGGTCAAGTCAATCAGGTTCAACTCAGAAATAGGAAAGTTAGAAACGAGACAACCAAAAAGAGCATAAGTAAGATCAACGTCATTGATACAGTATCCAGCGTATCGAGAAAGGTCGTCATCAGAGAAATCAATTCGTCTTTTACCCAGTGCATTGACAACCTCCGTTCCCTTTTCACCTAGTTGGTAATGCTGAACGAGCACACCGAGACTGCCTCCAACCTCAGTGCCGTGGATGGCTCTTGCCATTGACAACGTATCGGCAATCTTTTTAGGGCTGATCCCGTAACGCCAATTAAGAATCGCCATATCGAACATCGCGTTGTGCGCGAGAGCAATCGAGTTTGCCCAGTCAAACTTTTGCAAGAACTTCCAAGTCTCCTTCTCGGTTCCACTGAACCATTCGGTCTCACCATCGTTGACCTTCACGGCTACGCCGATAGTCTCAAACAGTTCGGAGCGGATGTACTCCTCGGTGGTCATCTTCGACAGAGAGAAGTCTCGGTCATAGTAAGTTTCAAAGTCGATGGTCAGGATGTTCATATTTTTTCTTCCGTGTTTTGGTTCGCGTAGTTGCTTGGGCTAACTCCGACTTGTTGCATGGCGTTCCACTTCTTTGGTCACTATCATCGCGGCGGGTGCAACAGACGAAAGGCATCGTAGATGTCGTCCCTCGACATGCCGTTGAATCCACCTTGTGTCCTATACCTAACAGTGTTAGGGTCGTTGTCCTCGGCATCGCTGTCGAGAAGTTCGCGCATGATGCGGTGCGTGAATGCTTCGCCTTGAATCGAAATCCATTTGTCGTAAAGTGCATCGACCTCGTCTCGTGTCAGGAACGGCAGTTCAATGCGGTAGTTGTCCGTGTTCTTGTGGTGGTGCTCCACGCGCCGAACGACCTGCTCAAGTACCCAGTCCCAACGTCCGGGGTTTAGTGACTTGCGGCGGGTGAACTCTTCGGGGTGCGACTCCATGCGGTTAATCAGCATCTGCACACCCTTGTTCATAAGTGGGTAGGCGGTCTTAGTCATTGCTCTCGTCATCCTCGTCCTCTGTACGCAAGATGCGCCTCATGAACTCCTTGTGAAGTTCGCCCTTGCCAATCTCAACGAACTTGCTCCATACCGTCTGCACTTCCTCATCGCTGAGTACGACTAAGTGTGTCTTGTCATCGTCCGAACCGAACAAACGTTGACGACAAAGACTGAGCACGTCAGCCCACTTGCCGCCACGGCGTAGGTGAAATTCTTGAGGGTTGGAGTCCATGCGTTTGATGAGCAGTTGCACTGCCGCGCATGGTTCTTGAAGGTCTTCTAGGGTTCGCTTCTGTTTCCGCATCCAGTGTCCTTGAGTAGTTGCACTAACCGACCCACTTCGTGTAGGTTCTCTTCATTGATGACGACTACCTTTCCACCTGCGGTGATAATCGCAGCCATCTCTCGCTCTTGCAGCGCCGTGGGTTTATTATTGCCAGCCTTGCACTCGATTGCAAGGAAGCACCCATCGACACAGCAGATGATGTCAGGTACGCCCGAACGCCCCATGCCGTAGGTGGCGGGGAAGAAGTAGTAAACGCCCTGTTCTTTCAGGACTTTCACTACCTTGTCTTTGACCTTCTTCTCGGGTGTACTTGCCATAGTGCCACCATCATATCACAGTTTTGGACTTTGTCAAACACTGGACGAAAAAAAGCCACCCGAAGGTGGCTTGTATGGACCCTAACAATGTTAGGTTGTGACTACGTTAGCAGGTGATTGGTCTGAACGGGCCATCTTTATCTGTATCCCAACAGCAGATACCTCCGCGCCCGTCAGGGATGCACTTGGTTGCGGCTATCGCGCCACTGCTCATCAACGTCACACACAGAATCGCTATTACTTTTTTCATGGTTATGCTCCTTCATATAGTTGGTTAGTACTTCTCGCATCTTCCCCGTGTAACTAGGGAACTTTTTGTAAAACTCCAACACGTCTTGCGACAGTCGGACATTTACATGTACTTTGGCAGGGTGTTTGCCCTTACCTCGTACATTCTTGGTGGTAGGCGCATCACTCATCGCTCACCTCCTTGACCACAAAGAATGCAGTGTCGTGAATCTTGAGACCCGCACCCTTGATAAAGTATTTCGGTTCGACCAGTTTAAGCATGCCAACGCTTCGCTTGATATGGGGTGGAAGTGTTTCGGTTGAGAAGATGCGTATCTTGTGCTCGCCCGTTTCGTCTTTGCCCATAACAGCATAGTCG